ACAGGCTCCACTACAACAGTAATAGTAGCACCAGTACCTCCAGTCTCAGTCACTTGTAACTGAGTAGATGAGGTAGTGAACAGAGTGGCCCCACTTTCCGTGAGGGTCGCGTCTGCTCCAATGTCCTGCCAAACTCCTCCTAGCTTATGTTGAAGAGTAAGAGTAGCATCAGCAAACGTACCTTGAACTGCGAACATCCCTGTTCCACCGTTCCAATCGATAGCTGTAGTGGAGCTAGTACCGGGGTTGGTAAATGTTTTTCCGTATACTTTCATGGTTAATAAGTAGCACCAGAGCCTCTAGAGCCTATGTTAGGAGTGGTTCTGTTAATCGTCATGGATTTCATACCACCTCTCCGTCTAGTTTGCTGTCGCTTTTTCAGCGCTGGGTTCTTTACCTTTTTGACCTTCTTCGCAGGAGGTGGGGGAGGAG